ATTGTTTTAGCGTTAACTGCAGATGTTTGTCCTGTAAATTCTTCATTTCTGGTACTACCACTTCCAGGAGGATATCCCCCCATAGCTAATGCTAAGCTTGATGTTCCTGCTCCGGCTAAATAATTTGAAGCTGTACCCATACTAGGCTGTGTGGACCAAGACGCTCCGTCCCAATTTATAGATGTACCAGTTACTGATGGTGCGCTTCCTCCAAAAAGTAAAGCACTAGTTTGAGTCCCTGCTGCTGCTGCAAATGCTCGTGCAACTGGTAAAGCAGTTCCTGCTGTCCAACTTGTTCCGTTATATTCCTCCACTGCAGTTGTAAGTGGATTACCACCCATTTTTAAAGCCGCAGTTTGTGTTCCACAACCCATAAGATTATGTTTTGCCGTAGTTACAGTCGCGACTTCACTCCAAGATGATCCATTCCATGCCTCTACATTAACAGGTGGTGCGGGTTCTGGGCCACCAGAAAAAACTAGCCCTGCAGTTACTATTCCACATGCACCTGCTATTCCTCTTGCTGTATTTAAATCTGCTTTTTCTGACCAACTTGAGCCATTAAATTCTTCTACTTCTGCTGTAGCAGGTGTACCACCAACCGCAAGAGCTGAAGTGTTACTAGCTCCAAAACCCATTGAATTTACTCTTGCTGTATTAAGAGCAGGAGCCGATGACCAACTTGAGCCATTGTATGATGCTGTAGCTGTTGAAGCAGGATAATTAGAAAAAACCAGAGCAGAAGTCTGAGTCCCTGCTCCCGCGTTATTTGTATATGTAGCTGGTAAAACTCCTCCAGAAGCCCATGCTCCGGCTGTGATTACGCTTGCTCCAACATTATATTCTTCCGCTGCAGTTGTAATTGAAGGTGTTTGACCAGTGGCAGCTATTGCTGCTGTTGTTGTACCAGCCAGTGATAATCTTCCTCTTGCAGTTCCTAAAGCTGGTGCTGCTGACCAGTCTGTTCCGTCCCAAGTTTCTGTAACAGTTTGCATTGTACCAGGACCAACAATTCCACCTGCTACTATTGCTGCCGTTTGAGTGCCAGCTCCATATGCTCCGTATCTGCCAGTGTTTAAACTATTAACAGCTGTCCAATTTGTTCCATCCCAACTTTCAGTATTAGCTATTCCTGTTGGAGGGGTTCCTCCGAAAGCTAAACATTCTTCAGCATTAGCTCCAGCTCCCATTAAACTATTTTTACCAGCGGGTAAATTATTTTTTGCTGTCCAAGATGTTCCATTAAATTCTTCTGTAGCAGTTAAAGTTGTATTACCACCAAAAGCCAACGCAGAAGTTAATATTCCTGCCCCAGCTAAACTACTTCTCCCAGTATTTAATGATGCTGGACTTGTAGTCCAAGCTGTTCCATTATAAGTTTCTGTTACAGCTGTATCTGGTGGAATATGTCCTCCAAAAATAAGTCCTGCTGTTGATGTTCCTACTCCTGCTACACGAAATCTAGCTTGATTCATGTTGCCACCAAGAGACCATCCTATACCATTATATTCTTCTGTTAGATTTGAAGTAGGAGGTGTTTGACCACCACAAGTAACTGCTGCCGTTTGAGTTCCAAAACCACCACTTCCTTCTCTAGCTGTAGTTAGTGAAGAACCAGCTGACCATGCTGCAATGTTCAATATACTTTTAAAAGTATTGCTTGTTGTGTTATACCAAATCTGTCCTTCATCATCCGTGCTAGACGGATCAGTGCTTAGTGATTTAATTGCTTTACCGTGTATTTCTCTATAAGTTGCCATAATTAACTTGTTGTTACCGTTTTAATTTGTACTGGAGCACTTGAATATTCTTCTACAAAATTTCCACCGCTTCCATCATTACCACCGAAAGCCAAAGCGCTTGAGTTGGTTCCTGCTCTACTACCATTTTGTCTCCCAGTTGCTAAACTAGCACCTGCTGACCAAGCAGAACCATTATAACTAAAAGAGTTAGTACTATTTGGTGAAGGTGTAAAAAAGAAGCCATCTGATTCAGAACCTGTACCGACTCCTCCTTGCGTTGTTGCTGGATAATTTGTTTCTCCTGTCCAAGCTGATCCATTCCAACTTTCAACAGTGTTTACTACTCCAAAAGACGGAGGTGTTTCTCCACCAACACATAATACTGATGTTGAGGTATCTCCTAAAAATCCTACCTGACTTCTTGCTGTAGATAAATTAGCTACTTCAGCCCATGAAGATCCATTGTATGTTTCTGTATTGTTGTACCAAGTATGAGGTGGAGTACTAAATCCTCCAAAAGCTAAACCTGCTGTTTGAGTTCCTGCCGATCCAATGCCCCATCTTGCTGTTCCACCATCACCGTGGGCTGACCAACTAGATCCATTATATTCGAATGCCTCCGCTGTTTTTGATCCTCCTGATCTACCAAAAGATTTTAATGCTGCTGTTTGAGTTCCCATACCACCAGATAAATCTGAAGCTGCAGGAAGTACACCACCGGTTGTCCAACTAGTACCACCATATTCGAAAGTACCAGTTTGAGCAGTACCAGGAGGATTTAAAGCTCCTCCAAAAGCTAGGGCTGCAGTTTGAGTTCCGGCACCCCCTACATAAGTTCTATTTCCTGGAAGAGCCCCACCACTGGACCATGCTGCGGCAACAGTCTGAGCTACCTTTAAAGTTCCTGATGTAGAATTATACCACATTTCTCCTTCGTTTAAATTTGAAGGATCAGATGATACCTCTTTAATTTTAAGTCCTGATATTTCTTTGTAGCTTGACACTAAAAAACTCCTTAATTACTTCTTAATAACCATCCTTGAGTAGCGTCAATGTAGACTAAAGTATTAGCAGCTCTTTCTGTAGCAACTGTTAAGTCTGCTGCTGATCCATTAATATTTTTACCGTTTCTTGCAACGGTTAAACTATTGGTATCGAAAGTTCCTGCGTAATCTACAAATGTGACTTCATCTCCAAGTGATGGTGATCCGGGTAGAGTTAATGTTATTGCACCTGCTGTTGTATTACAAGGATAACCCTTACCAGCACCTGCTGCTGTAGTTCCACTTGTAATAACGGCTTGCCATGAGGTTCCACCTGCGTCGGCTGCCTCCCATGTTAATACTCCACCTGTTGTTGATTTTAAAAGATAGCCAGCTCCTCCAGCTACGTTTTGAGGCCACGTCAAAGTATAAGACGTACCCACAGTTGCGTGGGATTTCATTCCGATATATTTATCATCGTCAGTATCTGCGAGTCGAAGTTCTTTCTGGGAATTAATTGTTAATCCTGTTCCTGCGGTCCAGATTAAATCTGCATCTCCGGCAAAAGCACCCGAACTATTGTATTGAATTTGTGTAGTTGAACCACCTGGTGAAGTTGCTGCACCAAAACCTACGTCATAAACGCCAGTGTTTGTTGCCACACCATCAAAATAAACTAGTTTCCAACCTTTGTCATCAGTTGCCCAAACAACAGTTGCACCTGAACCTGAAACTGCTTTTAAAGTAACTGTATGAGCACCGGATGTACTATTTTTTATAATGTAAAAAGTTTCTGCAAGAAGAGGGACCGTAACAGTTTTAGCACCTGTAATTGCTTCTGGTGATACTGCACCAAGAATAATAACTTTATTTTGAGCAGCGCCCGTTAAAGCACCATCAGCTATAGCTAGTGGTGTAGTGTTAATGCCAGTTCCTGCAGCATTTAAAGTTTGTATCTTATAGCCGCCTGTTAATTGCTCTATAAGATTTAAATTAGCGTTAGTTTTTGTTCCCCATGTACCGGCGTTTTCGCCAGTTACCATTAACTCTACACCTAAATTTGTATAACTCGATGCCATAAATTTTTTCTCCTAAGCCACGTGCGTTACGTCTGTATACGATGTATTTCCTGTCACGTCAACATCGGAATAACTTGCACTGTTTGTTTTATTGACAGCACTATAACTTGTATTTCCAGTAATATCAACATTTCCATATCCTAAAGGAGCAACATTTCCTACAGTAGCAGTAGCTGATTGACCAGTCAATCCCATAACATCCGCAGGGCTAATTGACCCTACTGATGAAGTTGCAGATTGACCTGCTAAAGTATATTCAACTTCTGTTATTATTGATCCTACACTTGTAGTACCTACTCCGCCTGATCCCATAATCACAACTACAGTATCAGTTATGACAAGATCAGGTCCTACACTAGCTGTAGCAGATACTCCACTAATTCCTATTACATCAGCAGGTAAAAGAGATCCGACAGCACTTGTGCCAACTAAAGTTGCTAAACCTTGAACATGATCTGCACCGTCATTAAGACTTAACTGACCTTCTGAAGCTGTAGCCGATACACCTGTAATTAGTTGTGGAATATCTAATTGAGTTGGGACCGATGCTGTAGCTGATACCCCTGTTAATGGTACACCTATTCCAGTTATAATTGATCCAACAGTAGATGTTGCTTGAATCCCAATTAAATTCTCTATCCCTTCTTCAACACTACCCCAACCATTTTCACCCCAGTCAAGAGTACCCCAACCAGGTCTAACTTCTACAGTTAAAGTTCCAAGAGAAGTTGTAGCTGATAATCCAGAAAGTGTAATAGTAGGCGCATCGCCGTAAGTTTGTTTGCCCCAACCAAGACGTCCCCAACCTTCTATAAGAGTTGTTGCGTCACCATAACCAGCTTGTCCGTAGGTTAATCGGCCCCATCCTGATGCAACGTCGGGCATTCTAACCCTCCTATGCTATTCGAACGATAGCTGTTGTTGCTGCGGCCGCAGGGAATTGAATTGTGAAAGTTCCAGAAGAAACAGATTTGTCTCCGCCAAATGCAACCGAACAAACTGCTTTGTTAGATGCATTAGTATTATAAATTAAACATGCGTTAGCAGTAAATGTTGAAGACGTCCAAGAAATATCTCCAAAGTCACAGACTGCCGTAGCTGAGTCTAAAACTGGTGTAACACTTGTTAAAGCTTTTCCTCCAGCAGTATAACCAGTTCCAGTTACTTCTTCAGAAGTACCATAAGCTGTTGTACTTGCACTTAAAGTTGCATCTGAATCAAATAAAGCTAGGTTAAAAGTATTTCCAGTCGACGCTGTCAAATTGTGTGTCGCTACTAATATCTCTTGTTTGAAAGAGTTACAAATCGCTGATGTATTAGCCATAAAATTTTCTCCTCATTATGGAGACGGGGACTTAACTGGTATCCTAACTGTTCCGTCAGTATAATCGTCTCGTCTTCGTCTTCCAAGTTGCATTCCTGCAAACTGTTGTATAGCGGTTTTATACTTTTGTTCGTATAAAGTCAACATCTCCATTGGACCTTTTAAAAATCCATAAGCTTCGACCAGGCAGGCATATAGGAGCCCTTGTGGGAAGTACTTACTTACATAAGTCCCAGAAGTATTAGTCCCCAGACCAGTAGGTATTTTATTATAATAGACTCTAAACTTGTAATTAGCATCAGGAGTTGGAGCGAAATACATACCTCCAGAGGTAGTGTCTGAAGTACTTGTAGCACCCCCAAACATCGCATAATATTTTGGAAAACCTGTTACTGAATTAGTAGTATCTGTAGGAGATTGAATATTTCCTTCAGGACCAAATTTTCTGTCTACCAATTCTGATAAATATGTTTGATCTTTTTTCTCTAACCATTTTCCATTACCCTCAGTATTAGCGGTTGATTCAAATACTTCAATACCTCTTACGAAGAGACATCCTGCGGGTGCATTAAGAGTATTATCATTTGCAGCTAATGTACCTTCTTGAACAAATCTTGCAGCGTCCATAGGAAGCTCTTGATTAATTCTAAATTCTGCATTTTCTATAAACCTGCCTAGAGTAGCACCACTAAAAACAGTACTGTCTACTTCAGTATAACTTCTAATGTCAGCTTCTAATGCTGCAAGTGTATATCCTGCCATTATAAACTCTCTATGTTAAGAGGACTAATAACACAATTAAATCCTCCTCCTGTTGTAGTGCCTGTCGCAGCACTAGGTAATGTTAATGTAAAACTATTATAATCTGTTATCGTTGTGTTAGCATCGTTAACATAACTTGTTCCAACTAAAGAAGCAACTTTAAATGATCCATAGACCGTGGCTCCGGAATCATGAGAACCTGCTGTTGTTGTAGGTGGTGTATATCCTCTATAAATAGAAGAGGTTCCTCTAGTACATCCTGTTAAATTATGAGTAGACCTTCCAGTGTATTGAATAACTTCGTTTTGATATGTTCCAACTTTTAACGGATCACTAGTGTCAGTTGAAGTTAAAAGTTTTTGAATCATAATAAATCCAGCAGTTGGAAAATTAGAACCATCAGTTAATGTTATTGTAGTAGCACTATCTGTGATGTCGCCGTTTAAAGTTGTTTGTAATTGAAATTCATCAACTGTTACTCCACCAACGTCTTCTTTAACTGCAGTAAACCTTAAAACATCGTCAACCTGTAATGCACCATAAGGAAATGAAACTGTTAAAGTTGTAGTTCCCGCAGTAGTAAAAGGATTGAAAGGTAGAAAATCTTGTGTTCCAAATTCTGTTCTAGCTGGTCTTGCTCTTTGTAAAGCTTGTGGATCAGCACTTGTAGGTTTTGGCTCTAACTGTGCAGACTTAGGTTCATATTCTGAACGATGAACCCAGGCACCCGTCCATTCTCTAACCATTTCATTATATGGAAAAGCCATACCTGATCTATCAGATATTGATAAAGCAAATTTACCTTGTGCAAAACTACTCATTAACTAATCCCCGGGTAATAAATTTTAGGGGATATATAAGTAGAGTTAGAAGAACCATCTTCATCCTCTGCTCTTAATAATTCATCCTCATATAAAAGTTTTAATTCTTGTACTCTTCGTGGTGCATACTTAACCGCTAAATAATATGCTAAGCCTGCAATCATACAAGGTACAAATCTGTAAGGGACGTCGGTTGCATTTGTATAAGCACCAACATCATCTATTCTTTTTGTATAATAAAAATTAATATAGTTTCCATCTTGAGCTGCACCTGGGGTTAGATATAAAGTCATTGTAACTTTATCTATAAGTCTTTGAACCCAATATTGAGTGGGTAGACCTTTAGCAGTTTTATTTGAAAATGCTTGATACTGTGATCTACTAATTTTTGTCATTGGAGTATCAACCGAAGTGGATTTTATTCTATAATCTGCTTCTTGAATATCAGTCATTCCGTTTGGAAATTGAGTAACCGCATCTGCTGAACTATGTGACGCAGCAGTACTTCCGTTAACCCCCCTTACGCAACCAGTTAAATTTAAACTTGAAATTCCACTGTAAGTAATTTGTTCACTATTAACAGTTATGAGTCCGCCAGTTGTTGGCATACCTGTAACTGAAGCAACTCCAATTGTAGCTACAGCTGCATTTATTCCAGCAGATAAAGTGGTTGAAACACCATCAGACGCGCCGTCTGCTGGTGAACGATAAAAAGTATAGACAGCTTGCCCATCTACTAATGCGATGTTTTGATTTTTAACTTCCCAAAATTGAAGTCCTCTATTACCCCATTCAGAAAATAAAATGTTTAATGATCTTTTGGCAGTTTTAAGTTGATAACCTGACGTACCTTGCATGCCGATACGTTCGTATGCATCTTCTATAATTTCGTCTATACCTAGGTTCTTATCGAAAACATAAGAACCGGAAGTTGTGTTAGCCATCTAACCTCCTAAGCGTAATATTTAATCCATTCAAAAACAATTGAATAAGTATCACCAGCAGTATGCGCAGGAATAATAATATTAACATCCCCATTTGCATTACCAGATGTGTTTGGATTTACTAAACCACCTATAGAACTAAAATCAGAATCGTTATAACCAGTTAAAGATAAAAAAGTCTCATCTCCATCTGAATTTTCCCATGTAAGTCTTGCCGCATCCGCGATTGCAGTAGGGTTAATGTTATACCAGATTTTATTTAGTGATATTCTATTACATGCTGCACCAATTTTATTGGTACTTAAAGCAGAAACATCTATTATAGTTGTTCCAGTACTTCCATCTCCGGCAGCATCTATATTAAAAACATAGATAAGTTTTCGTTCTCCATCGAACTGTGTATTTATTGTTGGGGCGTATGCCATTTTATTTTCTCCTATTAAAGAGTGGGGTCATTACACCCCACTCAGAGTTATTTTATTATCTTTGTTGGATCGTTTGAACGTAGTCAACATAAAGGTCGTTAGTCACAGTCCCTTTGCTTTCATACATCATTTTCAATTCCATAAGAAGGTCATCAGGAATAGTTGTTGCTGCTTGTACTCCCGAAACTGTACCATTTATGTAAATAGTATACTGATCGGCAGTAATTCCAGGTTCGCTTCCTGATGGTTGAAATAAGAATCCCAATCTAACATTATTATCCGGCATATTATAAGCCGTTGCAGATTGTGTCGTTACACTTGAATCCAATTGTACAAACGTACTTCCTGCTTCTAACACAGTGAAAGAAGTTCCTGCTCCATTTTTTCTAGATACAAATTGAATTGAAGTTGTATCTTCTAAATGAGAGAATCCAATACCATCATCTGGTACTGCATTTGGGTTAACGTGCCCATTAGCACAAAAACCAACAAAAGTGTTAAGTTCAGTAACATCAGTAACTGCAATTGAAGTTTCGAAGTACCATTTCTTATTAGTATTAATTTGCCAAACATCCTCAGATGCTGCAATAGCAATGTCTGCGGCAACCGGACTAGCATCTCCCATTCTTAGCCATCCTTGCGGATATTGAGCTAACATGTAAGCAGACCCACCTGGATCTACTATAGTCCATGGTGCCAATGTTGTTTGTGAGAATTGCACAAAGTCATCTTGGAATGCCCATTCTGCTGGTGCAGTTGCACCCGTTATTAAAGGTTGTTTGATACCACTAAATAAAGAAGTACCTCCCGATTTTCCTCTAACGTTTGTTACGCCTGTTGAAAAGTGTGTTGTCATATAATCAGCGCCTCCTAGCGCCAGTCATTCTTCCTAAGCAAAGAATAACCAATTTATGCTTAATTAATCTTAGTGTGTTTTTTATACAACAGTTTTACGTAGAGCGCAAGGGGGTGTGTAATGTGGATCAGAATTTTCCAACGATGTAGCTTTTGTTTAAGTAGCTACAGAAACTTGTGGGGCAGCACTTCTGATTGCATTTTCTCGGTCTGCAATCTTTGACTCCTCGGCTTTAATCTCAGTGATAATGCTTTTAATTGCACCATCAATTTCGACCATATTAAGAGTATATTTTCCACTTTGCTCATACTCCAACTGCCACTTCAACTCCAAGGATCTTTTGTGTTTGTACAGGTCTTGTATCATCAACCAATTCCTCGTATGTTATGCGACGGGTATCTCTAAACATTCCCGTTGACTCCCACTTTATACTCTTTTCTCCAATTTTGTCAAGGATTGAATGTTCAATAGACCCAGCGTTATCTTCAGCTAAAACTTTAAATTTAGCATGATGATCGTAGGCCCATATATTTACTAGGAATTGTCGCATTTTTCCTTTCTATTTAATGATTGTGGCGGAACTGTGTCCCGCCACAAAAAGTTTTAAGTATTACGCTCCAGCTGTTCCGAAGATACCTCTAGGGTCAGACACGCCAAAAACGTATCTTTCTCTAGCTTTGTATCTAACGTTGCCAGTATCGAAATCACCTTCCATCTTAGTAGATAGAGGAGTTCTTTCGAAATGTTTCATACCATTTGGCACATCTGTTTTAATGAACCAAGCATCAGTGTCTGTTAAGAAATTGTTAACAGAATATCCTTGAGGAATCATCCCCATAGATTTGATTGCGTTGATATCATTATCAGCTGTTCCAACTCTGCCTGCAGACTTCATAAGTCTTTCAGCTGTGAATTGTAGTGCAGATGGGATTAACATCTTCATACCTTTAGCAGCGATTTTTAAACCTCTTTCATCAGTAAGCGCAGCAATGTCAATCATTGCTTGCTCTAATGAAGTTTCGTTTAAGTCAGCTGCAGTTGCTAGTTGGTTCGAGAACGTTCCAGCAATTGTAGGGTGTGACGCGTTAAACAAAGTTACACCGTCACCTGATGAAAATGATCCACCAGTTTGTCCATTGTTTAATGGAGACGCTGCTTTAACTTGTTTTGTTTGAGCCATAGATCTTGCTAAAGCTTTAGTATATCTAGAAGCCAGTCTATCATACAAGTTATCCTCAATTGCTTCCTCAGTGATAGCAAAAGCGAGAGCAATTGTCTCGTTAGTGTATCTAGCTGTGAAAGTTTCTTGAGCATTATCATATGATACCCCTGAACCTTCTGGTTTTACTTGTGCAGAAGCGAAACCTGACAACATTACTTCCTCTTCGAAAGCTCTGTCAGATGACTCTGTAGTATAAATATCAGCGGACTGATTTTCATACTGTTTATATTCCAGGCCAAATAAAGCATTTAAACCTGGCTCTAGTTCTTTAACTAGTTGATTACGTGATATAGCCATAATTTATTCTCCTTATACCCCTGTAGTGTCGCTAAAGAATGATTCGTTAATAAGAACTCTCCATACCACATTTGCGGATGTTAAGTCACTATTGTCCGGATCTCTTGAGACACCTATTAGTTTCAGTTGTTGTGATGAGCCTGCAGCGATTGTAGAGTCACTTAAAGTGACTGCTGATACGAAGTTGGGTGAAGACCCAGCTGCGTATGTTGCAATATCTGCTGTACATCCAACATCTGTTTGAGCTGACGCTCCAGTATTATCACTTCTAATCTCATATTGCTGTAACGGACTGTCGTTAACCAGCGCTTTAATATCAGAAGCTGTATTACTACCTTGAAGGTAGTTTTGGAACGTAGGCTTCGATGTAGTAGCATCAGTATAGAAAACACCGTTTAATGAACCGATAATATCGATCGTTGTTGCGACACCCACCGTTACATATCCCGTCGCCGCTTGTACTACCAAATCTTGGAAGTATATAGCAGACGAAGAAGCTGCAACAGGGTATTCACCTAAACCCATGTTTTCATAACCATTGCCGTACATTTTAATGGGTTTTATTCCAAACCCAGTTGATGACGAGTTAGCCATAGTTGTTTTCTCCTTGTGTGACCTGTCCTTGCGGACCTCCAGTCACGGTTATTATTTCATCGCTGGTTTGAAAATTTAAATTTTAACTTTTCTTCCCACCGAAGGTCGTACGAGATTGTCTATCAATTTCGATAGGCATTCCCTTATGCTGCTCCTTCATAAGATCGTTGTCGATTGCGGTCATTTGATCTTGCGCTTGCTTTGCAAAATACTCTTGTCTTGACCTTGCGATCTCTTCCGGTACCCTAGTCAGCACTAGGCCTCCGTGCCCGATAACCCCTGCGTATTTGCCGTCGGTGACTGCTGGATAGTCTTCATTAGGATATTCATCGGCTCTTACTAATTCATAACCAGACCTTAAGCGTCCTTGTATGTTTTTAGTGTCGACGAACCCTAGGATTTCTACCCTGACCCATCTGTGTCTGAATCCTTCTGGCGCGTTGGGCGTATCTAAGTACGATGGTGGAGTCCAAACTTTTGGTTGTGCTTTTGGCGCAACCGCTTTTGCTTGTGATTTTACTTTTGTAGAATCACTTTTAGTTTGACTCGCACGAGTTGGTTTATTGTTTGTCATATGCCTATACCTCCTTCGTGTTTATAAGTTGTTTCGCATACTCTTCTAGTGGCACACCTAATTTTCTCGCTATTGCGACTTGAGACGATGTGAGCCTCACTTGTTTGCGACCAGTCTTTGAACTACGCGTTGCAGAAGCAACGTTTTGTGTAGGTTTACTAATCGGCTTTTCTACACTCTTATTACCAAATTTGTGGGGGAATTCAAGTCTTATTCTTTTATCCACCTCAGAATAATATTCATCAGATTGTGGGTCCATTCCCTCTTCTTCGGTTAACTTTCTATGTAGATCAAACGCTGTGTACGTCATGGCATTATCCTTGCCAAACCACTCATTTTTATCTGCCCAGACTTCCGCTTTAGGATCTCTGGGAGGTTGTTGTTGAATAGGTTGTTGTTGAACAGGACGCTCTTGAGCCTCTTTAGCAGCAGTTTCCTGCATTTGATGCTGGGTCTTTAATTCTGCTAACTTACCTTGTTCATAACCTAATTGTGAAATCGATGTTAAAGCTTCTACTTCCGCTTTAGAATCTTCATTTTGTCTAGCTGCAGCTAATTTAGCTTGTGCTGCTGCGATTGAAGATGAAATTCTGCCTTCCATTTCTGTGGCATAATTTTTATCTAAAGATGTTGCAGTTGTATGAAGCTGATCTCTTTCATCTTTTACGCTTCTAGCATAACGCAAAGCTTCTTCTCTTTGCCTTTCTGCTTCACGCATTTTCTTAGTAAGTTTAGCTATTCTTTTCTTAACTCCTTCAGAATATTCTTCAACTTCCTTAGTGTTATCTGGTTGCTTATCACTCCCTTCTTCAGAAGTTTTCTGTTCAACCTTACCGCCTTCGTCCTTGCTATCTCGAACATCAGGCTGCTCATCAGGTTTCTCAGATGTATCAGCGGGCTGATCATCGTACGTAACATTTGTTTCATTTTTTTCCTCCTCTTTCTCGTAGGTTTTTTCTTCTTCCTTTTGTGTTTCAGGAAGATCGACACTTGCACCCGGTCCGGATGTATCTAAATCAACCATTGGTTCTTTAGACAAGTTCTCTTCGTTTTTATCTGGCATAGTTTTTACTCCTTCTATGTTTAAAATTCGTGGAATATATCTTCAGGGTTTTCCACGGTTGCTAAAACTTCATCATCATTGAGAAGTCTTATCTCACCCCCATCGATTCTAATTCGTGATCCGGCATATCTTGCAAAGATAATCCAATCACCTTTCTTGCACCAGGGACCTTCTGGGTATCTTTCTTTATCATAGCAGTGTGGGCCCATATCCAATATTAAACCACAAGTCGATGCTACTTGTGATCGTTCTACTGTTTCGTCTGCTAATAATATTCCGCCTTTAGTTTTTTCTTTTTGTTTAAAAGGTAAAACTAAAATCCTCCAACCCGTAGGGGTAGGAAGTTTTGCTGATTCGTCTGTTAAATCTTTTTCTGTTTGTTTA